GGAGGGACGCGGGGGCCGCTGGCCCCATAGGACCCATTGCCTAGTGCCTAGAGCCATAGACTGACTAGGGCCATAGACGGCCATAGGGCCATGCTAGGGCGTCAATATGACGGCCCCTGCTACCATACTAGCTAGGCGCAACGGCATGGCCTTAAACGGCTTCTATGGCCGCGCATATATATGCAAGCGACAAGCAATTGATTGAGCATATAGCAATGCGCGATAGGCACAAAAAAAGAGCCGCAAAAGCGGCCCCTAGTTTCGTTTCGATAATGTTAGGTTAAAGAATTGATAGCAATCGCTCTAACGTTGGCGTTAATCGCCTTGTTCCGGCTTCAAGCCGCGCTATATGCCGGGGACTAATCCCTAACAGATACGCGGCTTGCTCTTTAGTCAGAGCGCGAGCTTGCCGCCAAGCTTTAACCGTTACCATTGGTCCCGGTCCCTATAGCCGCAACGGTTAACTTTAACGCCATCGTATACCATGCCGCGCTTAATAAAATCATGCCGCCACTTGGCTTGCGCTTGTCTAAGGTTAGGCCATGCCAGTTTTTGACCGTCTTCTAATATTGCCCATGCAATCCAGTTATTACTAGTCATATCAATTTATCCCCATTGCAACGGCGCTGGCTTTGCGCTTGCTAGTCCCATGAGCGGGAAAGCCAATTATTGATAAACGGTCAATTTTTGCGCATAAGCCGCATGTTGTGCAATTGACGTTATCAGATAGGACCGCCGGACAAATTGCCACTTTGCGTCCGCTAGGCGTTACAGTTGCCGTCAATTGGTCACTAGGCAACACAACTACAACTGGCCCTATTTCTAAGTCCGCCAATTGGTCCGCCTCTGCTAGGTTATCTGCCGATAGGTTAACGGCAAAGCCGCGTGAATTGGCATAAGCTACACTATGCGCGTTGGCTTCATGTTGTGCGTCAAGATTAACAGATACTGGCTTGTGGGTATATGTGAAGCCGCGCTTGCCAATGTTGGCTCTAATCAATTGATGCAATGCCGTTGCGTCTATTGCATCGCCAGTCCCTGGCAAGTCACCCGCCTGGTTATGCCGCCATAAAGTGCCTTTTGGTAGCTTGGCAATTTCTGCCATTGCACTATCCCATGCAATCCCCGCTTTGCGCTCTGTAACTTTTCGCCATAGCAAGGCAAGCGGCCCGCTATCGGCGAAACAACCGTTATGTTTAAGCGGGCAGGATTCCGGACAACTTTCCTCTGAAGTTGTAGTGACTGGCATAGGGCCAGTTTTTGAATTGCGGCTAGTCCGCGTGAATTGTATCTGATGCATTATAAAATATCCTTAATATTACAAATTAATAGTTATATCGCCATATTCCCCTTCAAAGGGGACTTCCGTTATAAAATAGCCTAGCCGATTAATCCGCCAAAAGCCGCTTACAATATAAGAATTGCCACCGTTGCCGTCATCAAGCCAAGTCCAGACAACATTATTATCCCTTAAATGCCAAACATAATTGGCCTCTTGATCAAACGTTTCAAATAAAATGTTGTCTATGGCGCCCCTATCAATCAAATGATTTTCAACAGGCTTATATGTTTCAATCCATTGGTCATAGGTCATTATAAAATATCCTTAATGTTAAAAGTTAATCAATTGGTCCAAAATTCGCGAATTGCGCACAAACAACTATAATGCTGCCGCTTATCCAAATAATGATTTGCGCGAAACGCCGCAGCCATGCGCATGCCCGAAACGTCAAAAGGGATAGTTGGGTCAAGGCAATCCAATTCGGCGAACTTAGAAATATAGCCGCAGGCATAAGACAAGACGCCAGAATTATAGGGTATCTGGCCGTTGCATAAGTCGCGGATTAGTTCGCTATCGATATGGTCAAACTTAGAAATTGTCATTTTATAATATCCTTAATGTTAGAAATTGATCAATTTTTGGCTTGCGAAACAAGATAAGCGCCAAACCATAAGCCATATAACCCAACGCAAAGCAGGGCCAAAACAACATTGCCAGCCATTGCAATTGCGGACCCGCAAAGCAGGATTGACGCGACCAAAACAAAATTAATCAAAAAAATGATAAAGCCGATAGTTAATTGCGACATAATTTTAATCCTTAATATTAGAGCCGTTGCCTTAAATAACGCGGCAACATTTCGGGCCATATAGGACCAATGGTCCAGTTGCAAGAAAAAAATGCATGCCGGACCAATGGCCCTAGCGGCCCTATATATAAGGCATAAAATCGCGGGATTGACGCAACAGTTTTGGCTAGCGGGAAGCTAGCAACATTATTGCCCAATATTGATATATTATTGCTATGGCCGAACCGGACCTAATCCGAAAGGACCGAACCGGACCCATCGAAAATCAGGCCATACGATTCATGACCCAAAATTAGGCCATACGATTTATGGAGCAAAATTGGGGCATACGATTTCTGGGCCAAAATTGCCCCATACGATTTATGGGCTAAATTTTCTTCACGCCCAGGGCTTTTGCGCATTCACCCGACCAATAGGCCCAATCATAAATCAAGCCATCATCATCGCAACGATCCAAGCCCTCTTTAGCTGCATTAGTCAACAGCACCATCAAGTCATTAAGAAGGTTAGTGGCAAACAGATGGTTTGGCCCTTCGTGATCTAGATTATCGTTCATATTACAGTTTACTCATATATCTCATTAATATTCGATCAAAGTGGCGTGGAAGGCTGTAAGCCAACTGGCTTTTACCAACACCATAATAATCGTATTTCTTGCGATAATTTGTGCCATCAACAAACACAAGCATAATCTTAAATTCTTTGCCACGCCGCTCTGCAATTCCAATGGCCTTTCCGCCACGCTTAATTACAAAGAAGGTCACGTTTTTGCGGTCTTTTTGCCCACTTTTAGGCAATGCAGAACGATCCTCCTTTGACATTGCGCCAACAGCAGCCAACATGGCGCTATACCGAGCGCGTGATATATTACCCTTAGAGTCCCTGGGGTAGTCACGACCTTCAACCGTAAAATATTTTGGGGACATTATACCTTCTGATATTAAACGCTTTGCAGACGCCTTGTTACCGCGTCCACCACCATCAATGTTTGGCCCAATAATCGCTGCTGGTGAACCACGTTCTCCCTTGTTGTTAAAACGTGTTCCTGATGAAGCAATGTCTCGCCCCTGACCAAAGGGCTGTATCTTGTACAGACCCCGATTAAGAAAAGGTGAGTCCTTGGCTAGGCTCATCTTCATTTCAGCCAACTGCGCACTGTGAACATCTTTTACTGTGTCAGCCACTGCCGCGACGACAGCTTTTTCAATTGTCCTTGGCATCTCCAGTATGAGAGCAAACTTACGATCCAGATCGCTGGTATCAAGTTTCATTGCTAACATCAGTCTTCCTCAAACTCACCACACCAATTGAATGGCGAGGTGACAGGGTTAAAGAACTTAGGGCGGTTATCTCCATCCATATTAGTGAACACAGGTGGGTAGCGTTTACAGAACCCATGCGTCCCAGATGGACTTCCATAAAAGAAGTGGCATCTTGCACATGAGTCATCATTATTCTTAGTCATAATCTCCCTTTCAAACTTACCCAATTCTACCTTACCTAGATGCCAATGACAAGTGGTCAGAAAGCCCCGCAGGACAGGTGGACAATTGGACTACACCTATAGGTGTGTAGTCCTGTCTGTCCAGTACTGCCTACCTTGCCCCACCTCAGTCCAGTTAATTGTCCACCACTACCTAAAACCCGCATAAAAGCGTCACTTTAACTAGACAAGTCCTAAATTGTCCTAAATTGTCCACCTAGTCCAAATCCCTATTTAACTCTTTTCGCGAAGCCATCATTGTAGAATAACTTTCTGTACAAATTACGACCCAACCATGCTCATGAGGAGTAATAATTTCGCTTACAATTAGCGTTCCAATCAGCCTTGTGGTCTGACTTTCTTGGACCATTTTGATCACACTTTGCTCAGTTTTAGCAATCTTTTGTTCCATCAAATAGGATTTAAGTGCAGACTTAGTTAAGTATGGTTTACCTTCCTTAACCTCCCATCCTGCCTTCTGCCATGCGCTAATAAATATCTTGAGATTGCTTGCGTGCTTTGCCTCTTTGCGTGTCTCAGGCGGAGCATCAGTCTGGACAATGACTGCACTAGAAACAGGCTCACCATCCTCATCAAGCCAGCCGTTAATTTGTACAAGTTCCAGTACAGCATAGACAGTCTTTGCTTCTTCCGCATCCTTTGACTTGCGCTGAACGATCTGGATAGGTCCGTCGCCCTTAGCTGGCACAACACTGATCTCAATTTCTAGTGCGCCTTTCCATGCAGACGATCCACGCGCACGATGCTGGGCCTCATCTGACACGCCAGTGTGATGTACTAAGATGATGCTGCAACCGAACTCACGCATAAGCGCAGCACAAGCATCAATCATTGTTTTAGCATCCTGGGCGCTGTTTTCATCTCCGCTCAGAAACCTATGCAGGGTATCGACCACAATAACCTTTGGAACCTCTGGCAGCGCCCTTATGGCCTCAACCACCTTCATGTAGCCTTCTGGTGTATTAAGATCACAGCCAGCCTTAGATAGCCACATGTTAATGCCGGACACGCCGTGATGCTGTTTCCATGCAGCGATACGCGAACGTAAGCCATGATGACCTTCACCAGCCAGATAGACCACTGGGCCGCTCTTAACCCTGTGACCGTTCCAAATGGATAGGCCAGAGGCAATGTGCAGACACCAATCAAGGGCCACAAAGGTCTTACCGCCACCTGATGGACCGTGGATCATGATAAGAGCATCTTCCTGTATCCAGTGCTTGACCATCCACTTAATCGGGGCTGGCTTTGTACAGAATTCGTCGGCTGGAATAAGCCAATCCGAAACTGGTGGAATCAGAAGGACTGCAAGATCGCCACCCCAAGCCACATAGTCGTTTGCATCGCCCTGGGTGGGTGGCATTATAGTCCGCGCCCCAAACTTAGCTGATGCTTGATCAGCATACTTTTGCCCTGTGTTCGACGCATCATTGTCAGCCACAATCACAATCTCTTGTGTTGGGCCGTATTTTTCCCGTGCAAATCCTGTGACAGGCACAAGGTTAGAAGCAGAGTAGGCAACTAGGCATGGACGCCCCATTACTTGATGAATGGTGGCTGCTGTAGCGTAGCCCTCAGCTACATATAAAACCCCTGGTTCATCCATTGTTCCTATCATCCATGAGCAGCCGCCTGTTTGCCCCCCAGCATGATAAAGCTTGCCACCTTCATGATCTATGTATTGGAGTGATGATAAAGTGCCTTTAGGATTGTACAAAGGCACAACCAGCCGTCCGTCACCTGTCACCCTTGCGCCGTTAACGCCTATGCCCTTGCGGGACAGGTAGGGATGATCTTGATGCGCTGCTGCCGCTTCTGCCCATATCTTCTCGACGGTGTTAGATGCCACCTCCCGCGATTTGGTTAGTTCAGCGTCCCGTGTGGCCTTGGCCTCGTTCATGCGACGAAGGTTAGCCATCTCCTCAGATGATGTCAGTTTGCGGCCAATGTCCGCCCTCCAAGTCATCTCCATACCAGCCCTCCAGCAGCCAAAGCGACCAGCGGGTACGCCATCAGCGTATGCAACATACCAGCCGGACTTGTCGTGGCCGGACTTGCCTTTGCTACCAGAATTAAAGCGGTGCAATTTACCATCAAGAACAATGTTTTTTGGTGGTGTTAGACCGCCCTGCTCTATAGCATCGCGAAGCTGTAGTTCTGGTGGTTCTGCTTTAATCTCTGCTGGTGGTGTCCATGAACCGCCAAAGATATTTGTTAGATCAGCCATTATTCCCCTTCCCCAATCAAATAACGCGCCAACCTATTTAGCGTGTCGATCTTGGGGTTATCTTCCTTGCCATCCCTAATACGGGTTACGGTGTTGACATGAAGGCCAGTGCGTTCAGCCACAACCTTGGGGCGTCTATCCAACAGCCCTTCCTTAATCCAGCTTATCTCGACCACTGACTATCTCCTTTTTAATGTGATTTTTCCCCTTTACATAGCTGGCATGTGACTGTAAAGGCAATTCCACGCACTAACTGGATTGTCCGATTTGTGCTGAAACGAAAGGAGCCTTCGATGGCTATTAATCTGAAGAAGACCGGAGGTCTAACTGCCAATGGCGTTAAGCTGCTCGTTTACGGTCAGGCAGGATGTGGTAAGACATCTCTTATCCGCACACTGCCAAACCCAATTGTGTTGTCGGCAGAAGGTGGGCTGTTGTCTATCCAAGACGCCAATTTATCTTACATTGAAATTAAGAACATGGAAGATTTACGCGAGGCGTATGCGTGGGCCAAGGACAGCGAAGAAGCGGCTGGCTTTGAAAGCGTTGCACTCGACAGCATTAGTGAAGTGGCAGAGGTGGTGTTGCAGCACGAACTGCGCACCAACAAAGATGGCCGCGCTGCTTATGGTGAACTTAACACTGTGATGCAGGAACTTATTCGTTCGTTCCGTGATCTACCTGGCAAGCATGTCTACATGAGCGCCAAGCTAGAGAAGTCCACCGACGAAATGGGCAAGTTGCTTTACAACCCATCTATGCCAGGGAAGTCCTTGACGCAAGGTCTGCCTTACTTTTTTGACGAAGTGCTTGCCTTACGGGTGGAGCGTGATGCGGACGGCAATAGCCAACGCGCCATTATGTGTGACAGCGATGGTCTGTGGCTAGCTAAGGATCGATCAGGCAAACTTGATGCTTGGGAGTCGCCTGACCTTGGCGAGATCATTCGCAAGATTGGGGGTGTGTCATGACTGTATTTGCATTTCCAAATTCTACAAACGGGCAATGCGGATTGACTTTGCGAGAATATTTTGCAGCAAGGGCAATGGTTGCTTTGATACCGATGCATACAAGTGAAAAGTCGGAATTTGAAAATTTTGAACTTGAATACGAATGCATTGCTACTGAGGCTTATGCCTTGGCAGATCAGATGATAAAAATCGCAGGTGAGCCATCATGACCATTTACCAAAAATGGCTAACAGCCAAAGCCAAAGAGGCAGAGGCTACGGCAGAGCGCCGTGAACTTGAGGATAAGATGGTGGCGCAGTTTAGCGTCCCATCGAACCTCGACAAAACCGCAAACTTTGAAGCCGACGGCTACAAGGTCAAGATCGAAGGCCGGATCAATCGCCGGATCAACAGCGAGAAGCTGCAAGAGATTGCAGTCGAGCATGGGTTGATGGCGCATCTAGAATGTCTCTTCCGGTGGAAGCCGGAAATCAACGCGGCAATCTGGAAGTCAACTGACCCAGCAATTACTACCCCACTACTCGACGCCATTACATCTACACCAGGGCGTCCATCATTCACTATCGTTAAGAAGGATTAATGACATGGCATTTTTAGGTGAAACATTTTCGACAGAAAGCCTTCCCGTTCCAGATCGCTCTTTTGAACTGGTTCCAGAAGGCTGGTACAACGCCACCATTACAAAGGCTGAGTTAGGAAAAACAAAGGCTGGTACGGGCGACAAGATTGACATGCGTTATGATATCACTGGGCCTACCCATCAAGGGCGCGTGATTTTTGCTACCCTTAATGTTCGCAACCCAAGCCCAGAAGCAGAGAGAAGGGGTCGAGCGCAGCTTGGTGAAATCATGAGGGCCGTTGGTTTGCCTAAAATAGATGATAGCGATGAATTAATTGGTTGCAGCATTGTCATTCGCGTTAAGATTAAACCCCCATCAAATGGTTATGATGCGCGTAATGAGGTTGGCGGCTTTAAGTCTGCAAGTGGCGCATTGCCACAAGTAACAAGTTCTCCAGAACCTACAGCCCAACCCAGTGGCGCAAAGCCGCCTTGGCAGAAGTAAATAAAAACCCCCGCCCTAGTGATAGAGCGGGGGAATTTTTGTAGGAAAGGAGAATACAATGAGCAAACTGCCCGATCCAGTTAATACCATTACAACGATGATAGATCAATACCATTCTAGTAAGCCATCCAAACCCCGCCCTCACATGGGCGTTAGCTTGTTGGGACACCCTTGCGATAGGTGGCTTTGGATTAACTTTCGCTGGGCAGTGGTCGAGGATTTTGATGGCCGCATCCTGCGCTTGTTCCGTCGTGGACATAGCGAGGAAGATACCATCATCAAAGACCTTCGCAACATTGGTATTGATATTCGCTCTAGCCAGAGGCGCGTAGACTTTGGCAACCATGTAAGCGGCAGTTTGGATGGCGTGATCGAAAGCGGCGTCCCAGAGGCTCCCAAGGCGCGTCACGTTGCCGAGTTTAAGACCCATTCTAAAAAATCATTTGATGACATGGTCAAGAATGGCGTGGAGAAATCTAAGATCACGCATTTTATTCAGATGCAAGTTTATATGCACGGGACCAGTATCAACCGCGCACTTTATCTCGCGGTCTGCAAGGATGATGACCGCATTTATACCGAGCGCGTAAAGTACGACAAGAAGGTGGCCGAAGACGCAATTATACGCGGGAAGCGTATCGCCATGTCAGATCGTATGCCTGAGCCTGTCAGTGCCGACCCTAGTTGGTATCAGTGCAAGTTCTGCCCTGCCCACAGCTTTTGCCACAAGGCAGAGCCGACCAAGCGTATTAACTGCCGCACCTGTTCGCATAGCACTGCAATGGCAGATTCGACCTGGCGGTGTGAGCGCCACGATGCTGACGCCATTCCAGAAGAGTTTCAGCATGAAGGCTGTGTAGATCACATCCTGCACCCAGACATGGTCCCGTGGGTCATGGAAGGATCAGACGATGGTCACAGCGTCAAATGGAAGATTGGCGACAAGTGGATTGTAAATGGCGAAGGCGGCTACAAGAGCAGTGAGATCATTGCCAACCCAGAGGTAATGGATGATCCAGTGGTCCTGTCGGTTAAGGCGCTATTTCCTGACGCAGAGGTAGTTGGCTAATGCTTAGGCCATATCAACAACGCGCCATTGATGATCTATACAAGTGGATGGGCAACAACAAAGGCAACCCGTGCTTGGTGCTGCCGACAGGATCGGGGAAGAGCCACATTGTTGCCGCACTTTGTAAAAATGCAGTTCAGAATTGGCCTGACACCAAAATTATGATGCTGACCCATGTAAAGGAACTGATTGAGCAGAACGCCGAGAAGATGCGCCAGCATTGGCCTGGTGCGCCTATGGGTATTTATTCGGCTGGGATGCGCAGAAAGCAGTTGGGAGAGCCAATCACCTTTGCTGGCATTCAGTCGATACACACGAAGGGCAAGGAAGTCGGACACATTGATTTGTGCATCATAGATGAATGCCACTTGGTCAATCACAAAGCCATTGGGATGTACCGCGCATTTCTGGATGAGTTGCTGCTTTACAATCCTTTGATGCGGGTGGTTGGGCTGACCGCTACACCTTACCGTTTGGGGCATGGGCTAATTACGGATAAGCCAGCAATCTTTGATGACTTGCTTGACCCAGTGACCATCGAAGAACTGATCCAGAAGGGCTTTCTTGCCCCGCTAAGTTCCAAGGTCACTAAGACCCATTTTGACTTAACAGGCGTACACAAGCGCGGCGGAGAGTTTATTGAAAGCGAATTGCAAGCTGCCGTAGATACCGACGAAAATAACGATGGTGTAGTTAGGGAAGTTATCGCCTTGGCTGAAGACCGCAAGTCTTGGTTATTCTTTTGCACAGGCGTCCACCATGCCCACGCCATAGCAGAATCGCTCAGGCGCGAAGGCATTAGCGCAGCGTGTGTTACAGGCGAAACGCCAAAGGAAGTGCGGGAGCAGATACTGTCTGATTTTAAGGCTGGAAAGATACGGG